GTGGTGTTGTCGTTCTTTTTCACTGTCACGTTGGCAATTGCCGGCATGATGTGACCTTTCTTTCTAAAAGATAAGCTCCAAAGGAGCGGATTGGAGGTGACCTACCGAGGTAGGAATTGCGTTAACAGGGCAATTGCAGTTGCAGCCCGGACAATTGACAGCCTTTTAAGTGGACGCCAAGCTATTTCGTAGCGAGGCATCCCAAGGGCTCTGCGGAAAAGTACGCCGTGCGAACGGATATCGACATTAGAAGTTCCATATGTCTTAGCGTATCTGCACTTTTTAACTACAAGGATCGTGGCATTCCAAGGATCTATCAGCCTTACACCGTCCAGGTCCGTCCATTGGTTAATAAAACTACCAACGGTCGCGAACCAGTCAATGACGAAGCTGAATGGAATGAGCTCCCACGCCCAGGCGGCCGGGTTTGTCAAACCGAGCCGGTTGGCCATGTATGCGTTACTATCTGTTACTTGAAGGGTTGCTCCAAGTTTGCAAATCGCAACGCCCTCCGCTTTCCTGAGAAAAGACTCAGAATAAAGTTTTTTGGTAGTCACGTTCTTCGAACGGAACCCCTTTAATAACCTCGACAGTTTTACCTGTCATCGGAGATTGCAACACCTGTATGGCATGGAATATGTCCATCACCAAGGGTTCCCACCCGAAGTGAAATTCCAGCCATGCGTTAGCAAGGATTTTACCCCTAGCTTTAGCATTACTCCAGCCTTTTGGCTTACGACCGTTCTGGTACACCCTTGGTATACCAGAGTTTGGGTCGAGGCCTAAGGACTTAGCTGCAGTAATAAGGTCAAACTTACGCAAGGCTCGCCCGAATCGGGCGAGCTGGAACAAACGTGCGGACATCATACTGACTGCCTCAGCGCGTTCTGCGTAGTTTACGGCCAAAATTGCTTGCTCATCTAGTTCGTTGTAGAACTTGTCAAGCGCCTTATTGGTTGCCTGAGTTATTCGATTCGCAAACGTTGTCGTACTTAGTGAATCGGGACTGATCAACAGGTCTCCCTTAGATGCTCCTGCGTTTGCAAGATTACCAAAGGAGGTGTAAATACCAGTCTTTACTGCTGAGTCAGTACGGATATCGTAGTAGTCATAAGGCAAGGGCTTCTCGTAGGGCGGAGGTTGGCAACTGCCAACGCGCCTAATGTAGAAGGATCCTCGCCCATCGACGTTGTTAGTGTCGATGCGGTTAATAGCCGTGCAAGCCACTACGACCTCCAAAACAGCAGATACATCTCTCCACCTCGAGCCCAGGTCGGGCATAAAGTGGTGAGCAGAGATGAGCCGCGTTCAGCGGCTGAACCATCATCCCGCCCTAACCTCACTACCACCATTTGGGAAGCTCCCATTTGTTGGTTCGGGGGTCCCTCGCGTCACTCCAGTCAGTCCTGAGCAAGAACTCGACCAAGGCAAGTACGTCGACGAAATCAAAGTCGCCGTCCGAAGCCATAGTTTTAATGAGTTCAATAAGTTCGGCTGTGCTGGGTTTCATGAGAGACTCCAAGAG